AGAGTTTTCGTGTTGCATTGACGAAGGTTCCCGCCGTGCTTTCAATCGCACCCTGAACCTTCTGGAGAACTCGGGTTGCCATTCTTTACTCCTTGTCTGGCGACTGTTTCGCCGCCGTAGGTTCGGCAGGCTTGACTGTTGCTACGAGCGTGAAGGCGCCAGTCGCAATCAGCGACGCCGCCTCGTCCTCGGAAACCTCCGCGATGCGCGCGGCGACGCCAGGGATAAACCGTCCCTGCACCGGTGCTACTTTTACCAGCTTGATAGCTGGATTTGATTGCTCTGCCATTGGCTTCTCCTTACTTGATTGCTGGAGACTGGTTGATGAGTTGCTGCAAGTCCTGACCAACCGTGATGTCAATCTGACGCGTTGCAAACTCCATTGCAGGCCCAATGAATGGCTTGGCAGCGGCTCGGCGCCCAGTATCCAAACCAGCCTTTGTCACAATGCGATGCCCGAACTCGATGAGGTGGCGATGCGCTCCCCAGAACTGCACCATTCGCACATCTTTGGCGAATCGTCGTCGCACAAGCTTTGTGCGTGAGAGCGGCCCCACCCAGAATCCGATCTCGGCATAGCGCTTCCTGATCCGCTTGTGTCGGATAGAGGCGAAAAGTCCATCTGACGGATGAAGGATGTTGATTCCAGCAGCCTTATAGTTGGTACGAATCCTATTGCGCGTCTGCATCGCGACCTTGCTGCTTGCTTTTAGCAGCAGGCGATCCATCGCCTTCGGCCCCAGCTGCTTCTCAAGTTGATCGCCAAAATCATCTGGCTGAATGCGGAAGCCCAGCGTGAAGTTCGCCATTAGGCAGAGATCTCTGATACAACGGAGCGGAAGCGAACTTCAGTCCTCAAGTCAAGCGCAAAGAGTTCGTCATCGCCCGCATAAGAAGTATCGCCCATCGTGACATTTGTCACAAGGCACGAGATCACGCCCTGAATATTCAGGTCCTGATTCCCGACTGCGGCTTTGACGACGGCATCGCGCCAAGCATACAACGCCTTGATGCCACGATCAGTGCCTGCCGAGCGCGGGATGAGGAAGCGAACGGTGAAGATGTGAACTTCGTCAACCTGACGATTCATTGAGTACGAGAGCGAAGTGTCGGGTGGCAGAACGACAACTGCAGGCCACGCAGAGATAGCGTCAGGAGGAAAGACCGTTGCAAGCCTAATGGCGTCATAGCCAGTCGGCGGCGTGATTGAGCCGAATCGGGCTGCGAGCGCCGTTCCGACTGCATAGGTATTCATTAGACCGCCTGCGCTGCGATGCGATATGCGCGCAGCATCTGCTCCACATCGGGGTCAAGCCGAGCGAGAAGGCGCATCTGGCCCGTCTCAGGCCCTCCGGCGATGCCGAAGGGGGTGTTCCGACGATTGAAGATACGACCGCTCTGGATGATGGCTGCCATCTCTACGGGCTTGGGCACCGCAGGCCAGCCGCGTGTGCCGACGATCTTGACCGCCTTGACGATCTCCACAGGGAAAGTGTTTGCGCCTTCGGTGAGCGCGATGACCTCGGTGAACGGTCGTCCAGTGGTCGCTGCGTTGAACGGCGCAAGCGCGCAGTCGGTGTTGATGACCCACGAGGTAGCGTAGGTACCGTTCGCGTCGCCGTCAGTCGTGATCGCGGAGACGGTGGCGAAGTCGTCAATCGGCTGCACGAGGTAGTCCTGCGCCGTGTAGAAGGCGGTGGATGCAGCCGACTGATAGAAGAAGCGTCCACAGTAATCGTCAATCAGGCGGCTAACGGACTCGATCACAAGTTCCAGCTCGGTGTCCGAGGTCGCGTCAATAATGCCGAGCGCCGTCTTGACGGCAGATCCTGTCGTGTAGCCGTTCGTGATTGCCATCAGGTCTCCTTGATTGGTTGGACGCGCTTGAGCGCGTCAGGGTCGCCAGCATCCTGCCAGCCGGACACGATAAGTTCCGTGAGCGGCTGGTGAGGTGCGTATGACCTCAGAACATCAGCCATATGCACTTCATTGGTTGAGCCGAGTTTGAGGTCATAGCAGATGTCATTGAGGAGTTCGCGATTCGTGAAGCGGTAGATGCCGCAGCATACAAGCACTTCGGGAATGCCGCGCGTCCAGCCGCCTTCGGTGGAAGCGTCGTAGTAGTCCCAAATGCGCCACGGCGCCGCAGCTACACCCACCCAGTCGCCCTCCTGCGTCGGCACCTGCGGGAGCAGGGTGTCGGCGAAGAGCACCGTGAGCGCCCCCTCTGGAATCACCGTAGAGGCACTCAGGAGCGCCCCAGACGGGCCGTCTGCCTCAGCGTGAGGAATGACCCCAGTCAGCCACGGAGCGGCGCTTAGAACCGCCTTCTCGTCGTCTGGCCTCACGACCGCATAGGTCGGCTGCTTGCCAGCCGCGCGCCTGTGCCACTCGTGCACCGGCAGCCCTGCCGCCTCCACGAGCAGTTTGTTTGTGCCGCCTAGTCGTGATGCCCTGCCAGCGGCGAGGATGATGATCACGGTCGGCTCTCGTGCGGATGTGTCTCTGAGAGATCATAGTGCCAGGTCGGGCGCTCTACGCAGGTGAACTTTGCGCCAGTTTGTAGCGCCGCCACCCAGAGCAGCCAGTCGTAGCCCTTGACCTGCTTGAAGCCGCCGAGTTCTACGAAGAGATCGGTACGGATCAGCGCGTTGTGGCTGACGACGGAGGTCTGGCGTAGCGCCTCTGCGCTGAACGGCTGGTTGTAGCCGAGCCACGGATTCGCGCCGCTGACATCGCACCACGAGTACGCGACATCCGCTCCGTTCGTCTCTGCCGCCTCTACGAGCGAGGCGAGGTGATCGGGATAGAAGTAGTCGTCATCATCAAGCAGCGCGATCCACTTGCTCTCTGCGGCAAAGCAGAGATCATTCTTCATCGCGGCGCCACCACGCCTCGCGTAGTCGTAGCCAATGAGATGTGCTTGCGGGCGAAGCGTCTGTTGTCGCACGGAGGTGACCGCACGATGCAAAAAGTCCGTGCGCTCAGGCAGTGTCGCCGTGACGACCGTGACGCTCATTTGCGCTTGGCGGCTCGCCGCTGTTCGCGGTTTAGCCCGCCCGCCTTCGGGATCTCAGACTCGATCTGCTTGAGGATCGGACGCCAATGCTCGGCATAGATCTTCTCGGTGCTGTAGTTGGCTGCGAAGGCGATGGCTGCCTCTGAGGTTGCCTTCGCCTTCTCCGCGTCGCCCTTGAGCGCGTAGGACTGCTCAAGCGCATCCTCGATCTCGTCCACATTCGGCGTCATCCACCAGCCGGTCTGCAGCTCATCCCACTCGGGCTGACCGCCGACCTTCCAGCCAGCGCCAACAAGTTCAGGCATCGCCGTCCAGTTCGTGACGATCACAGGGATGCCGCACGCCTGTGCCTCAATCGCGGGGATGCCGAAGCCTTCACCCTTGCTGGGTTGAAGCAGCACATCCGCCATCGTGTAGCACTTGGCGACAACCGCCTGATCAAGACCCTGGCGATATTGGAACTGCGGCACCCAACGCACTCGATCCATCGGGGCGTTGACCGCCTTCAGGAGCCGTTCCAGCTTGGTGCCGTTGGCGAGACCGAACATCTCGGTGTGGAGATATAGGTATGCATCATCGTGCTTCGCCGCGAAGCGGCTCCACGCGAGCAAAAGTTCAGGCCACGCTTTTCGGATTGGGGTCACGCCCTTGTTCGCCTGTGGGCAGATCGTGAGGTGAGCGTCTTCAGGAATATTCAACTCTTTGCGAAGCGTGCTCGCCGTCGGCTTGTAGATATTGGGGTCAATGCTGTGCGGCGCGTAGAAAAGCCGATCACGCTCAATGCCGGCATCAAGCAACTCGCGCTCGCCAAAGCGACTCATTGCGATGGCCCACTTGCCTTTGCCGCGACGGTTGAACCACGCCTTGACCTCTTCGGGCACGATGCTGTGGTCAACGGGCGTCCACGACGCCATTGGGATCTCGTCCCACTGTTGCGATTTATACACCCAGACATCGTAGAGCGAGATGCCAAGCCCTGCGCCATCTTCGGTCGTCTGGCTGATCCAGTTGCCGATCTGCGCTGGCGTGAGGTCATTGCTGTAGGCGTCAAGCCCTTGTCCCATCACAGGGATGCCAGGGCGCCATTCCATCACCGATCCGGCGAAACCATAGTTCGCCATAATCGCGACCTTGTGCCCATCGGCAGCGAGCCGTGGCACAATCTCTGTTGTCTGTGTTCCGTATCCCGTGGGTGCCCACGGCGCGTTAGATGTCCAACCGATTCTCACGGTGCTGCCTCCTCCTGTTATTTGTCCTCCCGCCGAGCCGAAGCCCGACGGGAGGGTTGAGCCTAGATCGCTAGGATCAGGTGTTCGCCGAGACGAGCACCTTGACCGCGTTCAGGTCAGGGATGTTTCCGTCAACACCGTACAGAGTGCGTAGCGCAATCTGGTTTGTGTTGAAGAGGTAGTCGCTTGACGACGCAACCTCAATCGGGAGTTCTCGTACATAGTACGAAGGCTCGTGGATGATGGCAACTGACTTGGACGCCGAAGCGACCGCGGCCATATGCACATTCTCCTTGAGTCGATACCCCATCAGGGTGTCAGGCTGCCCAGCGGCAAGAGCCGGCTGGAAGACGAACTGCCCATTGAGATCCTGCAACTTGCGGAGCTTGCTCACTGCCGTCGTGCTCGCGTGCCAAACAGTGTTGGTGTTGCGGTACGAAGGATTGAGCGCGTACAGAACGGTCGCGAGGTCGAGCGCATCAAAGAAGGTCGCCGTGACGGTGCCTGCCTTTGTTGCGGTGCTCAAGCCCGTTGCCGCAGAGACAAAGCCCTGTGGCTGAACCGTGCCGGTGCCGATGGTCATTGCTGAACCACCGACAAAGGCGATCTGCGCGCCAGCCTGTCGGCCAACCGTGCCGAGGATGTCAAAGCCCGCGTCGCGGACAAGTTCAGCCGACAAAAGTGTCAGGCTGGCGATCTTGTTCGCATAGAGGGTGATTGACGAGATCGTCGGATCGGCTGGGGTGATCGTTGAACCTTCGGTCACGAAAGCGGCTGACTGGTTCGCCGTCACGCGTGGCAGAGTGATCTGCTCGCCCGTGGTCGTGCGAAGTTTCGTCGCCCCGTCGTAGATCGGGTTGCCCTCAGTCAACGCGACGACAACGAAGTCGGCGAATGTGACTGGGACGGTTGCGGATGCTGATGCAAGAGCGCGGATCTCAAACTGAGCGCGTCGCTTCTCGCCGGTGGCGATTGCCCGAAGGACATCGCTATCGTTGTCAGCCTTGACTGCATTCTCAACCTTGAGTGCGCGCTCTGCGAGTGCGCCGATCTTCTCACTGCGCTCTTCAGCGGCAGCGACCTGATCCATCTTGGCCTTGCGTGCAGACATTGAATCGTTCAGGCTCGTCCAACGAGCCTCTTCCTCTGCGGAAAGTTCGCGCTTCTCGTCAGCCGCACGATTGAGGAGAGACTTAGCCTCTTCCCAATCGTTTCGGTACTGCTCGTGAAGCGTCTTGGTGATGTCAGACATTTGGTCTAACTCCTTACGCTATCTGGTTTGGGGTTGATTGCGTCATCGGTGGTGCGTCCAGCGGTGGTGCCGTGAGGCCCTCGCGCTGCGCCCTAGCGAATCTGCTGTTCCAGTCTGGCAAGTGCCAACTGGCGCTCACGAACGGAGAGAGGTACGAGCCGATCGTCGGCTTCCTCTGGCTCCGTTGTAGTCTCAGGTTTAGGTCGCAGATCAGGACTGATCTTGCGGATTGCGAGGTCAAGCGTTGCGGCTGAATCCGCATCGGGTGCTCCCGCGAGGAGTGAGTCAAAGGCACGCATCAGCGTAGAGGCGTCAATCTCGGTGCGCTCAGAGAGCGAGCGGACTGCGCCCAAGCCGATGGTGGCTGGATAGGCTGGCTGGTTGCCGGTCAGGAGGCTGACTTCGTGCAAGCGGATGTTCCGCAGCTCACGAACGCCGTTGTCGTCGTAGGCATCGCCCTTGTTCGGCACGGAAAACCCGAAGGACATCCCCATCGCCGCACCGTCTCGGCGCAGCATTGCGGCGAGGTCGGAGGCGAAGGTCACCTCTGGGTTGAGGGAGACGCGCACCTTGAGGCCGCGATCATCCTCTTCAAGATCTAGTGTGCCGGTCTTGGTTGAGCCGAGGAAGTACTTTGGATCGTGATCCTGAAGCGCCTTGACTTCCCAATCGCCACGCTCGGCGGCAGCCACGCTCTTTGAGAACGCGCCTGGCTTGATGATCTCCCGCGTGCTCAGCCCTTCGGCCTCGGAGTTGAAGATGGCGGCATAACCCGTGAAGGTGTGCCCGTCCTCGCCTTCCGCGCGGATCTCCGTCTGGAACTGTCGGTACTCGATTGCCATCTTCGGTTTCTCCTTACGCTCGGCGTTGAGGACGATATTGTCCGCCCACCGCTTACCCGCGTCGCCGCCCCATAGCGCCCACGCGATCCTGCCAGCGGACGGATAGCCGTCTTCGCCGGGGTTGAATCCTTGACCTTGCTTGTCTACTTCGTGTCGTGCAAAGAACGAGCGCGTTCGCATCACCGTGTCAAACGGTAGGTTGCGCCCGTTGATGATGTCGCGTGCGCGAGCTACGCCCACGAGGGTGCCGCCGCGTCCGAACTCAGCGCGCCAATCTAGGCCGCGCTGCGCCTCTGCCTGCATCGCCTCGGTCGGCTTGTAGCCATCAGGGTTGATCGGAGCGCGCTCTTCGTTTCGGTAGCGCGGATGGTCTGAATGGAGCAGATCATTGTCGCCAACATATGCAGAGTTCTTTGGCGCGCCTGTGCGTGCAAGGAAGAGGAAGGCGTTGACCCTCGCCATTGACCACGCCGCTCGGCTCACGCCTGGACGATGGCTGGATGAGTATGCGCCAGAGCCTCGTCGGTAGACGGAGCGCAGCGATCCGACGCGCACCCTCGTCCAGTTCGGGCGATCTGCCTTAGCCATCTCCTCGTTGTGCATATCGGCCTTGTTCTGAAGCGCAGTCTCAGTCGCCTCAGTCAGCTCGATATCGCCCGTCTTGTCACCAGCAGATCCTGGCTTGTTCTCGTCGCTGCCTGTGATCTGATCTTTCGGTGGCGCTGGCGCATCTACGCGATCTTCGTAGTCTTCGTCGTCGTAGCCGTAGCCGTCATTGCCTTCAGCGGGCTGCCAAGCGTTGCAGTAATACGCGCCGCTAACATAATCGTCCCAGCGCTCGCACCACGCCTTGTCGCCCTGAATATCGTCTTCGTTGTAGAAGGCGCAGTTGCCGCAGGCGCGACCTTCAGGCACATCGTCGGCGAGTGCGGGTCGGTAGTTATCTGGCAAGGCGCGCTCGCCGCCAGGCTCAATGCCTTCAGCCTGTGAGATCGCGACCATCTGCGAGATAGCGTCCTCCTTCGTCGTGTGGCAGCCCATTACTTCGCCGTCCTGCTTGACGACCGCCCAGCCGCTGCACTGCTCGCTCTCATCGGTGATGAAGTACGGCATTACGGGTCAACCTGGAAGTCGTAGGTGTGCGCCTCGCCGTCTACATCTGTTGAAACCGCGTAGAGAATGTCGCCATTGGCGATCTTCAACTCGCGGAATCCGCTGGCAGGAATATGGAAGCCACTTGCGGTCGTGACAGCAGAGCCGCCCACAAAGATTGACTTGTTTGAGTCGTTGTAGATCGTGATCTCGTGCGTATTCTTGGCACTGGCTGTGGCTAAGGCGACGACTGCCGTTCCGATTACGAACTGCCTGCTCTCAAATGTCATCCCTGATCTCCTGTTGGTTGTACTGCAACTGGCGCTGCGCCGCTGTGCCGATGTTGTATTGCTGTGCGCGAAAAGTCATTTACTCACCTCAACGCTGCAAGCAGCGCATCTTCCTCTCGTTGTCGGACAATCCGATGAATCTTGACAATGCCGTTGAGTCTGCGCTCAATGAGGATCTCCTCGCCTCGCGTCGTTCCGGTGTAGATATAAGACGAGCGATTCGCGACGCCAGAGGTTTGAGTAAATCCTCTGCGTGCCTCTCCTGCAAAGCCTTGCGCTCCTGCGACTGAGCCGCTGCTAAGGGTGTAGCCAAAGACCTCGCCCTTGCGCGCCAGCGGAGCTGGCTTAGGCGGTTGGATGGCGCGACCTGGGCGAGCGACGGGCGCAGGTGCTGGCTTAGAGCCAATCGCGGTGCCTGTAGAGATTGTGTTGCCGTCCGATGTGCCAAGCAGGTCTGGGGAGCCGTTTGCAAAGCCAGCCGTGACGCTGCTGCCAGCGACAACACCCTGATCTTGCTCAACGCCTGTTGCAGTCCCTGCTGAGGTGCTGGTGCCCTGCGCTGAGCCAAGTAGCCCGATGAAGCCTTGCGCCGTGGCCGCGCTGGTGCTCGCACCGGCAGCCAATCCAGCAAATGCTACGACCCCTGTAGAGCTGCCTGATGAGGTGCTGACGCCTGCGACTGATCCCTCGATAAGATTTGGATCAGCCCAAGTAAAAGAATCCCAGACAGCAGGATTGACCGCAGATGGTTGCCAGCGGCCCGTCGCCATCAGATCAGCTCAAAGATTCGGTGATGTTCCCGCTTGAGAGCGTATAGGTTCCCGCCGTTGCAAAGGTCTGCTGGGTATCCAGCGCGCGACTGCCGAGGAAAGTGCCGCTCGTCAAAGCCGTCCAATAGCCGAGGTGCGTGATCGTTGTTGAGCCTGGAACATCAAACGCAACATTCGCATTCGTTGCGACCGTGCCGCTTGATGCAGCGGCCCACGATGCCGCCTTTCGTGCATACGGAGCGCCGCTTACTTCTGCCGTGCCAGACGATCCTGGATCCGCGGTGTGCAGGCTGAAATAGGTGACGCTCCCGCCGAGGGCGTCCAGCATCAGGTTCTTGGTCGTGCTCGTCAATCCTGCCATCTGGTCACTCCTCTACGATTGCGGTGATGTTGCCCTCAGCATCCCGCTCAACTCGTCGAGTCTTGGGATCTTGAGGCGGGATAGTGAGGTTGATGATTGGCGAGATGATCTCGCGCTTCTCCGTGTCATCCTCTGCCGAGTTCTGCGCCTGTACCGTGACTGGCGCTGCGCCGGTATGGGCCACACGGATGCCAACGAGCCGTGCGGCGTCCTCTGGCGCGAAACCAGCCTGCACGAGCTTCGCTACGATGTCTACCTTTGTGGAGAGCATCGCGGTCTCAGCATCTGCCTCGTTGAGTGGCATTCGGTAGGAGTCGCCTGAGTCAATCGGCCCAAAGTCCTCAAACTTACGGATGTCGTTGACATTGAGCCAGCCCTCTTGAAGCCCGACGCGATAGGTGTCGTAGCGATCCTTTGTCGTGCCTCGCAGGATGGAGTCCATTGAGAACTTGACGAAGGCGTCAGGCAAGAGGATCAGCGTGCTCAGCGGTCGCTCAATCATCTCCACGAGCGGTCGCAGCGTGTATTGCACGAACGCGAGGTTCTGTTGCTCCACGCTGTTGTAGGACATCGCGCCTGGCGTCGTGACCTGCAAGAGATTTGGTGGGATGCGGAAGATGCGGGCGATCTCCTCAACCGTGAACTGGCGAGAGGCAAGAAGTTGTGCGTCTTCAGGTCGGAAGGTGAGCGCCTTGAAGGTCGCGCCGCCCGTGAGCACGCCTGGCGTGTGGATGTTCTGCCCGCTGTGGTGGCGTGCCCAGCCCGCCTTGAGCTGCTCGCCCTGCTCTTTGGTCAGGTCGGTCGGCACCTCAATGATGCCCGTTGGCGTGCTGCCGGTACGGAAGAAGTTGCTGGCGTAGTCCTCAAGCGTCAAGCCGAGCGCGAGAGAGACGCGCAGTTGGTGGATCGGGTTGATGCCGCGAAGTTCTCCTGGCATCGCGATGAGCGGGATGTGCAGGATTGTCTCCTGACCATAGACCGCTGTTGGCTGATTATGCCCCTGGTGGATCTTGTATTTGATCTCTCGGCCTTCGCGGTAGATCTCCACGCGGCGCGGGTCAATGGCGCGCACTTCAAGCACCTCACCGCGCTCGTCGCGGGGCGCGTAGATGAAGGCGTTGCCATCGGTGTAAAGAGAGACCACGATCTCGCTGATGAGTTGGTTGATCGTGTAGGTCGGCTCGTCAGGGATCGGCGTGAGCATCCACGACGGCTTTGCACCCGCTGGACGATACGGTCGTCGGATGCCGTTGTCGCGGCGGTAGGCGTCAAGTGGGAAGGACGAGACAACATCGGCGAGCAGCCGAATGCTGGCGTAAGCCGCCGTGAGTCCGAGCGCCGCCTTTTGGTCAACCTCACGGTTGCCGAGGAACGGAACCTTGTCAAAGGCGAGCGGCGTGAGGTTTTGCAGCGTCAATGATCGCTGCTCGGATGAGGTGAAGACGCGACGCAGGATGCTCACTTAGTCCCTCCAGGTATAGCCAAGAGCGACAAGGACGGCACCCGCTGCAGCGATCAGGCTCAGCGGCTCGATGAGCCAGAGACCTGCGATGACGAGGACAATGCCCGACAACTCTAGGATGGTTGATTTCATAGGGTGATGAACTCCGCTGCTTTAGGTGCCGCTGGCGCTTGTGCGTGGTAGCGGGCACGATCATACGCCATCACCGCGCACACGGCGAGGTCAATCTTTCGCGGGGAGCCTCGGTGCTCCTTGACGATGCGAGGGCCGAAGCGGTCAATCTTTACGGAGCAGTTGTCTAGGTGGCGGCTCATCGCCGCGTCACCGCCGTGGCTCACGGTCTCCTGCGTGACCGCCTCATAGAAGGCGGCACAGGCGGGCACCATTCGGGCTGGACTCTGCGGGTAGAGCACGACCGGCAAGCCGTCGGTCTCCCACTTTTGCAAAGTTCTCGCCCATCGGTAGGGGTCTGCGCTGATCTCGCGCACTTGGTATTTCTTGCAGAGCTCGTACATTCGCGCCTCGACCTCATCCATCGGCACCTGCCAATGAGGGTCGTCTAGCGGGCGCTCCCAGAGAGCGAGCGGCTGGATGAAGCCATCCTTCGTGCAGCCGACCATCGCCGTGCAGTCGCCGCTGAAAGAGCCGTCAAAGCCAATGACGATCTCCTCGCCATCAAGGATCTGGCGCTCGCCTGCGAGCCGATCCCACGCGCCGCCTGGTAGCCAGCCGGTTGCCGCCGTCACCCACTGGTTCATTCGCTTCGTGCGGAACTCTGCCTCAGGAATGCTCAGCACCGCTGACTCAAAGTCAGACGGGTGGAGGAAGTCGCCAAAGGCGGGGTTCGCTTCGGCCCAGACCTTTGGGTCAAGGTGATCCGCTCCGTCAGGAGCGCCGTGCCAACGAAAGAAGAAGGAGGGATCAGCGATCTCGCCTGCCTTGAGTCGCATCCCGTATTGCCAGAGCTTGAAGCACACGGTGTCTTGCCCACGGCTATCCGTGCGGCTGCCAGCCGTCGTGATGCCGACGATGAGCGGCTGCTTGCGTGTACCAGAGCCGAGGTTCATCGTGTTCCAGAGCCTGTCGTCAGGCTGGATGTGCACCTCGTCAAAGACCACCGTGCTTGGATTCAAGCCTTCGGCGCGAGAGGCGTCGGCTGAGAGGACGCGGAAGACGGAGCCGGTGGACGGCATCTCGATCACATCGCGCATAACGCGAAGGCGCTGCGAGAGGATCGGATCTAGCTCGACCATCCGAGCCGCCTCGCGGAAGACGATGCGCGCCTGGGCGCGGTCGCCTGCGACGGCGTAGACCTCGGCTCCGACCTCATCCACAACAAGGCCGAAGAGTGCGATGCCAGCGCCGAGGAGCGACTTGGAGTTCTTGCGGGGCAGCCCGATGAGGGCGCGCCGGTGTTTCCGTAGCCCGTTCTCGTCCAGCTCGTAGAGGTCGGTGAGGATCTGTTTCTGCCACGGGCGCAGGGTGATCTGCTTGCCAGCGTCTTCGCCTTTGGTCAGTCGGCAGAAGTTCTCAATGAAGGTTGAGACCTGATCGCCCTGGCTATTTGGCTTTGCGGGCCGCCGAGATGAGAGCGTCAAGTTTGGCTGCCGCCGAGTTCGCTTGGGCATCTAGGTCTCCTGTCAGGCCGCTTCGCGCGGCTGGTGTGAGGCCCAGTTTTCCAGCGAGCTGGAGCATCAGGGTCGCGTTGTCGCGGACGATCTGATGTAAAGGATTCTTCACCAACTCGCCAGCCTGTCCCCGCGTGAGCGGGCCAGTCTCAGCATAAAGCCGGTCAGCCTCCCGATAGCGCACCGCTGCCTCGCAATAGAGGCGAAGCGTGTGCAGGTCTGCGGCAGTCAACATTCCCGTGTGGGCGACCGCCTCAACCACCTCGTCCCAAACTTGGCGGGCCTCCGCGTTCAGTTCAGTTGGAGCGCTGAAGTTTGTGCGAGCCGGAAGTGGCTCGGAATAGTTGACTCGGCTAGGGCGCGTCTCACCGCGCAACAACTTCAACCGAGTCGGCTGAGGTGCTGGCCCACGCTGTCCCATCGTCAACTCCAATCTATTTTTGTGCTCAATCCAAACCCGAAAACCTGCCCTCGCACGCACGAGGT